GCACCGCCTTCGATCATCTCTTTGCCGATCCGCTCACGCATGTCGGCCCAGCGCACGCCGTATTCTGACCACCCGGTGTAGATGTTGCCATAAGCGTCAACAGCGCCTGCATCTAGGCGCTGAAACGTCGCTCTTTCACCGAATGCGCCAGCCTTAGCCATACCAAGAATTCCGCTCAATGTTCAGGATATCATCAAAGCCAAATGGCAGTGTCTTGCTGATCGTCCCGATTAATTCGTTTTCGCGGTTCTCATACCAGTGCGCGACCAGCATCATCAAAGCGTGGCGGACAGTCTGCGGCACGCTGGCGGAGGTTGCTCCGTAGCCGATCACATATTCGATCTTGATGGCGTCGTCGCGGGTTTGCGTGACGGGCCAAGCATAGCCTGTCTTTGGCGAGACCGTGATGCGGTTGGGCGTGCCGAACACATTGAAGTCTGCCAGCGTGGCCGTCTGCAAAGTGCCGTTGATGTCGTAGTATTTAATGGCAGAGACAGACTGCACCGGGCCGAGCGACAGCATCACCGTGCCGGGGTTAGGGCCAACCCACTGGCCCCAAGTCTGCGTGATCATGGCAAAGCCAAGCACGCCCTGCACATCCACGAATGCAACGGCTGCATTGATCAGGCGCTCAATGATGGTGTCCTCGTCATTTCCCTCAACGCGCATCTGCGCCTTGGCCTCGGCCACAGAAATAGGCAAGGCGCTAGGCGCGGTGACACGGACAAGGGAGAACTGCGGAGACAGCATCGTTATTCCTTCACGGCTTTCTCAGTGGCGACCTTTTTTGCGGCACGCTCGACCTTTGGCTCTGCATCGGCAAAACCTTCAGCGATCCCAGCAGCGACATAGCGGGCGGCAACTTCGTCTGTGCAGTCGATCACATCGCCCTTGTTGTGCGAGAAATCAACGCCAGCCATTGAAGTGAGTAGACGAACCTTAGCCATATTGGCCTCCTGTTGTGGGGTGGGCGGGACCGAAGCCCCGCCCTGTTTTTAGCCTTAGCTGGCGGCAGTGATCAGGTGCTTGATCGCTGCGGTGTTGGTCAGCACGCCGTCGAAGCGGATGTAGCCGAGGATGCCGTAGTCGGGAGCAAAACGCTCACGGGCCACGAACAGCGACGGTGCGCCCACTTTGCGGACGTAGAACTTCGACATGTCGCCAAACAGCATGACCTTCTTGGCAGCAGCCAGCGAGTCCATTGCTTGGTTCACGACCACGTTGTAGCCGAGAATGTTCTGCGGGACGCCAGCCTGATAGTTGCCCATCTGCCAGAGATAGTTGCCCTGACCGTCCTTCAGCTTGCGGACAGCGGCGAGGGTGCTGTCGTTCATCATGATGGCGGTGTTGGGTGCCGAGCGGTAAGCCGGGTTGACCGAGTGGATCAGGTCGATGATCTCGTCGGCGGTCACGGCTGCGGTTGCGGCTGCGGTTTTGCCAGCGGCAGAGTTGGTCACGATGCCTTCGACATCCGACGAACCCGAACCAGTGGTCAGCTTCGAGTTGGCGATGCGACCCATGCGCTCACCAAGGAGTTCGCCCAAGAGCGATTCCATGTTGAGGATCGAGTCGTTTGCCAGTTCGTAGGACCAACGGACCCACTGAGTATCAAACGCATAAGCGTTCAACGTTTTCTGAGCAAATGTCACATCCTTGCTGCCGTCGTCGGTCGGCTGAGTGCCTTCAGTATGAGCAACAGCCGTAACCGAAGTGTCGTCAACGGTCGGGATGTTGAAGGTGTTGCCGCCCGTGGTGTTGATCACGGTAAACAGGTTCGAGTCGTACATCGGACCAGTTGCGATCATCGCCTTTTCGATGAAGGTCGCCAGTTCGGTCGGGACGGTGAAACCACCAGCCGAGTTGGTGCCAGCGGTTTGGGTGCGAACTTCTGCGCCACGCAGAACCTGACGCACTTCAGCATCCAAGCCATCAACGCCGCCGTTGGCGATCATCGAATAGAAAGCCGAGCGGTAGTCGGTGGCAAAGCCAGCATCAACGGCGGGAGCCGAGGTGCGTACAGCAACCGGGCGCTTCGACAGGTCAACCGAGTGAGCGGCACGGATGGCAGCGTCAGCTTTTTCCATGCGCTGGGCAACGCCCGACAGGCGGTCATGCTCAGCCATCATGGCGTCGAACTCGCGCTCGATTTCTGCGGCGCGGGTTTCGTTGGTGTTGTCCGTCACTTCAGCGAGTTTGGAACGGGCTTCCGTGGCGATACGCGCCATCTTCTCCCGCAGGTCTTTTACGTCAGCCATGCTGGCCTCCTACTTTGTGCCTTGCCCAAGGGCTGGGGGGATGGGCCAACAGCGGGAGACCGCCGTTATTCTTCCTCTGCCTCAGACTCCATGCGCTCCCATGCCTGACAGGCGCGCAGGTTGTGACAGATAAACTCAAGTTTTTCGCACCAGCCGCGACCGCCAGCATTGGTGTCAAAGGCATTGCGCGGGATGTCTTCCATCGCCTTTAGCATTTCAGGCGTGTTGTTAAAGTATTCGCAGTTGGCGCAAAGCTGACGACGGGCCTCGGCCTCGTTGATGCTCCAAACATCGGCCATTTTCGCCCAATATTCAGCGTTTGCACCCGGCTCGTCAGACGCAGCTTCAGGGCCAAGGTTCCAGTTTTCGATGGCGTTCTGCGTGTTGATGTCATTGACAGAGCCAGAAACGATTTCAGGCTGCGGCTCTGGCGGCAACATATATTCATTACGCCCTTCAATGCCGCCGATCTTGGCCTTCATCCGCATCCGGCGTGCTGCCTGCGATTTCAGCTTCTGCTCACGGTATTGCTGCAATGACCGCAAGCCGATCTCGGTGCCGTTATAAGCCGGGGTCGTCACGATGCTCACGTCAAAAAGCTGCGCTTCTTGGATCATGCGCTTTGGCATCTTGCCGCTGTCGTCCCACATTTGACGCAACGGGATGAAAGCAAACGACATCTTGTCCAGATCGCCGCGCTTCATCTTTGGAACGATGCTGCGGACATCTGGGTCGGATTGGTCAAGCATGGCTTCCATGTAGAGGCCATGATCATCTTCTGCCAGCGTCAGGGTGCCGGAACGAGTACGCGCCAGCGGCAAGCCTTCGTGGTTGATCAAGAAAACGACATCATCGCGACCGATGGCTTTCTTGAAAGCGCCGCGCTCAATCACCTCAGTGAACATGCCGCCAATGTTGGTCTCTTCGCCAAAGACGGCGGCATAGCCTGCGACCTTGATTTCGCCAGCCTCATCCTCTCGGATTTCGACAGGAACGCCGCGACGGATTTCTTTTTCAGACATTGCAAGCCCCGAATGTTGGCCGGATTGTATCACAGCACGGCTGTCCTCGTCCATGTCCTCATCTTCAAGTATGCGGTTGACCCAAGATTGGCCGGGGTCGCCGCCCCAAAGCGCCCACGCGATGCGGCCATTGGACGGATAGCCATCTTCGCCGGGGCTGAAACCTTCTGCCTGCTTGTCAACTTCATGGCGCGCAAAATAACTCGACATTCTGCGAACCGTGTCCATCGAAAGATTAACTTTGTTCGATATGTCTCGCGCCCGGGCGATGCCAACCTCGGTGCCGCCGCGCCCAAACTCACGCCGCCAATCAAGGCCGCGCTGGGCCTCATCTGCCATCGCGTCATTCGGCACTGGCATTAGACGCTCCAACATTCGGCTGGCTTCCCAGCGGCACAGTTGCGCCTTGGATCATTAGATCGTTGCCATTAGGCATTGATTCCATGTTTTCGATGGCGCGAACCTCGTTTGGCGTGCGGATGCCGTTCTGGATCGACGTGGCGTAAGCCTCCATCCGCGACTTCAGGTCACCGCGCAGCAGGCCATCGACGTTAAATTCGACATAGAATTCAGAGCCGCGACCAAAGAACTTTAGATTCATTTCCTGCTCGAACTGCTCAACCCACCGCTTCACGGTGTGCTTCACAAAGTGCAAGTCTTGCTGTTCCGTGTTCGAGAACGTGCCGTGCGTCAGGTCTTGCAGGAAAACAGGCGGCAACGAGTAAATGCGGGCGATCTGTTCGATGCTAAACCGCTGCAACTCCAAAAGCTGCATCTGTTCAGGGTTAAAACCAATGGTTTTTAGTTCATGGCCAAGCGGCAGCGCCATGATCGGACGGCCTTCTTTCGCCAGCTTTAAGGTCGTTGCGGCAACATCCTCAGACGCACGGTTGGCCGCTGCGCCAGAACCAAACGGGCCTTGCAGCACGGCAGGAGGGATGCCGCCAGATTGAAAAGCCTTCGAGCCATAGCGGCTGGCTGCGATAGCCATGCCAATGGCATCTTTGTTCTGCGAGATCGGACCTCGTGCATCGGTCATATTTGGCTTGAGCATGAAAGGCATGTCAAGAATTTCGCTCGACTCATAGACCTTCGCATTCACGCGGTAAATCTTGCGGCCATCAATCAGACGCTCGACGCGCACCTTGGTGGGGTCAAGCGGGTACAGGTTGACGATCTGGCCAAGGCCGTTGCGCTCAATGTAAGTGACCGCACGCCCGCCCGTCAAAACCTGCTCAAACAAATATTTGCGCCACTCGAATGACGACATGTCCTCGTTGATCACGTCATGAAGGATCAACGATAGTTCGCTTTCGACCTTCGACCGACCGCCGTCTTCATCCTTGCGGTAAACGTGCAGCGGCAAGCCAGCGATGGTGCCAGCGATGAAGTTGACCGCAGCCCAGACAGCAGGCACGCCCAAGGCTGTGTCCACGTTTACGGTGACGCCGGATGATGCGTAGAGATCGCCCCAGCCCATGATCTGCAAGAAATCATTGGCAGATACGGGCGCGGTTGGGTTTTCGAGGTTGCGTTTTTCCGCTCTGCGGAAGCGATCAAACAGTGCCATCAGACCCGATCCATGAAAGCGGTTCTGCGAAACATACCACGCTAGGCGCTTAGTGTAAACGCCGGGTCATCCCACGGCGAAGATTGCAAGCCACCAGCATCGTGCGACTCGACACCCAGTGCCATTGCAAGGGCTACCAAGCCGTCGATCCGGCCAGATGATTTTGCCTTGGTCAGTTTTCGGTCGCCCGCTGGGCTGCGTTCAGCAACCGCATTCGCGGCGCACATGTTCATCACCGGGTTTGCACTGTGCCGGATCTTCCGTTCGGCAACCAGCCTTTCCAGCTTGTCCACCGCAGGGGCCATGTCCTTGAAGCCCTGACCAAACGGCTGCATCGGCAGGCTTACCCCTATTGTGTCCAGTTCTCGCGTAAAGTCATTGATCCGCCAGCGGTCATAGGCCAAAAGCTGAAGGTCGTATCGATCCGCCGCGTCTGCCACGGCCTGCGCGACGACAGCCGGAATAATGACCGGGCCGTCGATCAGCGTGATAAAACCTTGGTCGGCCCAAATGTCATAAGGCACCTTGTCCTCTTTTGCGCGCTCACGGATGCCTTGCGCTGGCATGAAGAACTGCGGGACAACGTGGTAGATGCCGTCCTGCGGAAACACCATCACAAATGCCGTCAAATCTCGGCTGGCCGAAAGGTCAAGCCCAGCATAGCATAGCGCACCCGTTTCAACCTCTGCTTCGCCAGCGTTGGCTTCCCATTCGCTGCGGTTTAGGAACGGGCTGGTGGCTTCGATGCGCTGGTTTAGGAACAGCCAGCGAAAGCTGTTCTCCTTGGCAGGCAAGCGGTCAGCCTGTTTTGCAAAATCTTCGATGTCGGTCAGGCTGCGAAACTCACCAAGCGCCGGGTTGGCCGCGCTCCATGCCTCCTTGTCCATAATCTCGCAGTTTTCTGGCGCGGTGTAGACATGGCTGACGAT